GGGTGAAAGGCAATAGGCCAAATTGGTACGGGGATCGAAAGCAAACAACTGTCTGGGAGATTGATAGGGAAAACGACGGCATTCATCCGACCCAGAAGCCGATTGAAATATTTACAAAGCCACTAATGTTTAATACCAAAGTTGGAGATATTGTATATGAGCCTTTTAGTGGGAGTGGTAGTCAATTTATGGCATGCGAACAAACCAACCGCATCTGCTACGGAATGGAACTTGATGAAAAATATTGTGATGTAATAGTCAAACGTTGGGAAGAATTCACCAACCAGAAGGCAATCAGACCAAAACAATAAATATTTTAACCGATATATAATTCTAACATGATAGATCATTCTTGCCTGGGAAAAACCATAAAAATCCAAGAAAGGCGATATGCTGTCTTAACGTTACTTATCAAAGGAGCCAAACCGAGAGAGATAGCTAACCTGTTAAGTCTGTCCGACAACCAAGTAAAAAACGACATATTTCACCTTACGAATACCCCACTGCACAATACAACCGTGGACATTGCAAGAGATTTTAATACATCATTCTATGAAATTAAGGCCCGCGAGTTGGAAGGCAAACTTAAGGACTTTAAGGAAGACTCAAAGTCTTGGCTGGCAACCCAGGAACTCATCAGGAAGTATAAGGCAGACTCGTTGAAGCTCATGGGCTTGATGAACGATAAAGTTGAGCACACAGGCGCAATTAAATTAGACGCAGTTCAAATCTACATCCCTGACAATGGGCGCAACGATGCAGAAGATTAGACCACAACCAGGACCGCAGGAACTTTTTTTGTCATCGTCTGCCGACATTGTGGTTTATGGGGGTTCGGCGGGTGGTGGCAAGACATATGGGTTATTACTTGAACCACTACGACATATCGATGTAAAAGGTTTCGGTGCCGTAATATTCCGTAGGACATCTCCACAAATTCGCAATGAAGGCGGCTTATGGGATACAAGCGAGGATATCTACACTCACGCTGGTGGAACTCCTAAAGAATCAGTTTTGGTGTGGGATTTTGATCGGGTGGGAACTTCTATTAAATTTGCACATCTTGAGCATGAAAAAAACAAACTTGATTACCAAGGCGCACAGATTCCGTTATTAGAATTTGATGAATTAACCCATTTCACTCAATCGCAGTTCTTTTATATGTTAAGTCGGAATAGATCAACGTGTGGTATAAAACCATATATCAGGGCAACAACAAACCCCGACGCGGATTCTTGGCTAGTTGTTGGCGGCAATGGGTGGGGTAGTGGCTTAATATCTTGGTGGATTGATGAAGATGGATTCCCAATTCAAGAACGTTCTGGAGTCGTCCGGTGGTTCATTAGAGTTAATGACGAGTTGATATGGGCTGATTCACCAGAAGAAATTATACAGAAACACCCGGAATCCATACCTAAATCACTTACGTTTATCGAAGCAAAACTAAAAGACAATATTATCTTAGAAGAGAAGGACCCAGGATACAGAGCAAACCTCATGGCACTTCCACGGGTTGAGCGTGAGCGGTTGTTGGGTGGCAATTGGAAGGTCAGACCTGCTGCCGGGATGTATTTCAGGCGAGAATGGTTTGAAATTGTGGATACAATACCAAAACACGGAAAGGCTATACGCAGCTGGGACATTGCAGCTACAGAAGTAACAACTGAAAACCAAAACCCCGACTGGACAGCCGGTTTAAGATTGTTTGAAACATCACAATATACCTATGTCACAGACTTGCGGCATGTAAGACGAAAACCGGCAGGAGTTGAAGAGTTGATAACACACACAGCATCAGTTGATGGAGTTGATACCAGTATCACGATTGAACAGGAACCTGGTAGTTCTGGCAAAATCACTGTTGATCACTATGCAAGACTTTTAAAAGGATATACGTTTCATGGCATACCATCAACAAAAGCCAAAGAACTTAGAGCCGGTCCAGTGAGCGCCGCAGCAGAAAACGGATTAATAAAAGTACTTCGAGGGGATTGGAATAATGTATTTTTCGATGAACTTGAAGCATTTCCAACAGAAGATGTACACGATGATATAGTGGATGCTTTCAGCGGATCGTATAACGCTTTAAATTCAAAAACAGATCCTAATCGATTCGAAAACATGATCTCATCTAAAAGGAGCTGGTAATATACCATTCATAGTCACAGGACAAACAAAGACAGAAGTCGAAGATCATATAGGTAATATCTTAGTCGGACTCGAAAAACAAAAACGATTTGATCATTTGGTGGATATCAGGAAAACACCACATGAATGGAAAGGCACATTACAAGTATTCTTCCACAAATGATTATTATATCTTTATATACTTTCAGATTAATATATTTATGTGAAATCACGACTGTCCCGGGCATGGCATGAACTAGCAGGCACACCTAAGCCAAAGACACGAATTGCCAGCGGCAGCAGCAAACAAACCTTTTTTGATGAGCGAGACCGTAATACCGAACTTCTAAACAAGTTTGAAATCATCTACACCCAGGGCGGTATTGTCTCCGAGGCGGTGGACTCTTATGCCATGTATGCGCTGTCTGGAGGATGGAGGCTTGAAGGTGAAGAGCGGCACGTCAAAAAAGTGCAGGATTTTTTAGATGAATTAGATTTCGAGTCGATCATGTGGGAAGCCATCACCGACGCCGTTGTATTTGGTGATGCATTCCAGGAAAATGTTTTCACTCGTGGAAGTGATTTTGACGGCTTAGTATCTCGAAAGGCAAGCAGTTTCACCATTATTCATGATGAGTACGGTGCAATCTCTGGATATGAACAGAATACCACAGACGAATTCGGCCGGGATTACAAAGTATCACTTAATCCAGAACAAATAACACATTTACAATTTTTCAGACTTGGCGGTTCGATGTATGGTCAATCAATTGTTGGCAGGGCATACGATGACATTATCAGAGATACAAAAACTGCTGAATCTACTGCAGTCGCCATCCAGCGACACGGATATAAGAAATATCATATCCGGGTAGGCTTAGAAGGCGAAGATATCCCACAGGCTGTAATGGAGAAGGTTGATACGGAATTCCAGGAACTTGAAACCAAAAACGATTTTGTCACTTCCAGAGATGTTGAAATCACAAACATCGACGAGGGCGGCCTGGACAAAGTCGATACTTACAGTGATGTGTCTATCATGCGCATGGCTGCGGCAATGGGTGTGCCGGAAGAACTTTTAGGCTTACGAAGGGGCTCAACCGATGCAACCGCTTCCTCACGAATTGACGTATACTTCAGAAAAATATCAACAATACAGCGTAAGGTATCTAGGTGTTACGAGCGCAATGTGTTTGATGTTATCACAGGGATGCCAGGAGAAGTAAAGCTAGTATTCAACGATATTAGCCCGGCAGACGAAGCTGCAAAAGCTGAATGGATTGCAAAGATTATGTCAGCTACCCCTATTGACCCATTTATTGTTCTACCGAGAGAGTACATCCAAGAGCAGTTCGATATCGACCCTGACGCATACGATGAAGAAGACCCATTAATCCCAGTGGTGCCCAAGGAGGTGGACGATGAAACTGAGCAAATCGACCAGGCGGGAACCGACACAGACGAAGACGTTACAGAATGAATACGTCAAGGCACTACAGAAACTTTTTAGAGCGTATAAGAAAGGCGTATTAAACACTTTTGATTCTGCTGTAGAGTATGGCTCACAAATGGCTTATGAGTCTGAACTTGTTTATAATAACAAATATTCATCGCTTGAAATAATAAACAGGGAAGAGATCGCACACATTGACGATTTAGATGAGTATGATCGACTTGCTAAATGGGAGCATGTACCAAGAACTCGAACCCATATTTTGAAAAGTGCAGAAATTGACCTAATATTTTTTGATAATACATTGAGACAGTATGGTGTGCAGCTTGTAACAAACGGCGCCCCAATCACTGAAGAGTTCGCCAGGAAGTCTTTTTCATCAGGTACGATGTATGGATATGGCGCACTAAAACGGATTGGAGTTGAATCTGTAGTCACTGGCGGTCCTGCCGATTGGCGTGTCATAGATGCGTTGAAAGTACGGAATCTCACGGCCTTGCGTGGAATCACAGACGAGACTAATAAGCAAATAATCAAAGAACTCACCGACGGCATACAGCTGGGTGAATCTATCCCTAAGCTCCGGGACAGGATTGCTGGCCGGGTTGATCATATCGGCAAAACCCGGGCAACTGTGATGGCCAGGACAGAAGCTATAAATGCATTCACCCAGGGCGCAGAGTTACGATACGCCCAGGCAGGCATCGAGAAGTTAGAATGGTTGACTGCAGGTGATGGCCGAGTATGTCCTATCTGCGGCCCGTTGAATGGTAAAGTGTTCTCTGTGAAAAGCAGACACGAACGCCCACCCATTCATCCTAATTGTAGATGTACGATCATCCCGGTTTTGGAATAAGTGGGTGGCATGTTAAGATGTGGCCGTCATGCCCCGGATGCTTTCACAAATGTCCGTTTTATAGTCATGTACACTCCTATCAGGTCATGGACTTGAGCAATAATAACATGATTTTATGATATTTAATATTGTTGGTATTAGAATAGTACCCACCTCTAAAAAAGCAATTGTTGAGGTTGTTTATGAGGTGGGTAAGTTATATATGCATTGAAGTTATATAATGTTTGTTGAGGTTATAACATGGACACTTCTAAAGAATATATTGAGATGTGTAGACAATTACCTAAAGAGATGCATAGTGATATTATTGATGGTGATTTTTATTATTGGAATGTGCCATCTCAAAACGACGGTATGATTTGTATATCATATACTGAAATATTTGAAGACTATACTGTACATTATCCTGAACAATGGGATTATCTTAATGGTCGGGAATGTGTTAAACTTTATCGTCAAGACCAATTACAAGATATGGTCATTGAAAAGTATAATAAACATTGGGGGGATTCAGTTATGTTGGGACTAATGGAAGAAGTTGTTGGTTGGGGTGCCCAGCATGCATATGCTTCAATGGAACAAGCGTGGCTGGCTTTCGTAATGGATGAGAAGTACGGCAAACTATGGAACGGCTCAGAATGGGTGGTAAAATGAATATAGTCATACGGCCCGATGAATAAATCGAACGAGGATTAAAAGAATTGCACAAATACGATTATTATTTACAAATTAATGATGAGGTTATAACATGGAAGATGAAAATGACTTATTGAGCAGGATGGAAATATTATCAATTCCTTATGGGGAAGTATTGGAAAGCATAGTGTCACTTCATAAGATAGAATCAATTGTTGGGCGCAAAGGACTGCCACAAGGATATCTTGTAAAAAACGTACAGTATAATTACTCTAGACAAACATTTGATTTTTTAATAGTTCACGAATCATTTGGTATTGTGATGCCGGGTGCAGTCATTCCACAATACGACGATGTTTTGATAACACAATTGTACAAAGTTGAAGTGGTGCGATAACATGGCTCCAACATAAGTAATTCATCTATTATTTTTTTTAACTTTATATACTTATAGAGTAATCTATCTAGTATATGCCATATGATTCCATAGCTGATGCCAAAAGCGCAGGCTTCCCCACATCTGCAGAGGACATCGACTTAACTCTTTCTCAGATTAACAAACTTGCTGAAATCTACGATGCTATAAAAAAGGCAGGCAGCGCAGATAATCCCATGTCCGTGGCTTGGACACAATGGAAGAAATTATACAAGAAGGAAGGCGGCGCATGGATTGAGAATGCGGGCGAGTATTCAGTCCCAGACGGTTTTGAACCTGCCACCCTGGCATTCCATCAACGGTCTGAATTAAACTATACCGATGATGGTAATACCGGCGACACTGTTTTTCATGATGTGATCCTCCTAGCTGAAGGCACATGGACGGACGGACACAACCGTAAGCCCATTCACTATTCTAAGAACGAACTTTCTAAAATGAAGTTCGAAAAAATGACCTTCAAGGCAGATCATGATATATTCGGACAGTTACCAATCACAAACGAGATTGGAATAATTGAAAACGAGAAGTTTGTAACCCATCCAACACCTAGATGGGTCGGAGATGTACGTGTATTCCCTACTCAGAACGGCAAGGATGTAATAACACTCTTAAAGCGTGGCACAATTACCGATATATCCTCTGAATTATTTTCAATTCATTCTAAAAAAGATGGCAAAACTAACGCCACAGATATCTCATTCATGGGTGCGGCATCGGTGAGAACCGGGGCCTGCTCTGTATGTACTTTCAATGAGGGTGAAAAATCTATACTAACAGATGAATATCCCACTAATGAAAGTTCACTCACTAAAGGAGTTGAGACCATGACAGAAGAAACTATAACCCCAGCCGCAGAAAGCGGCGCAGACCCAAAGGTAGACCAGGAAGCAGAGGTCGCCGCACTCCAGGCGCAAATAAGCGACGCTAAAGGCGGAGACATCAAAGCACTCGAGGCACAGTTGGAAACTGCACAAATAAACAGCGCAAGTAAAACCGCTGTAGAATTATATGCTGCAGGTCAGAAGATTGCAGCATTGGAAGCAGATAATAAGGAACTGATTCGTAAAATAGCAACACTCGAACACGGAACGAGAGTCAAGGACCTGCAGAGACAGATCGACGAACTCAATAAAGCCCCAGTGGTTCACACACGGGTTCAGGCGACTGGTACAACTATTGTATCCACTCCCGCTGAACTTGACACAGGTGAGTTCCAGGCATATTCTAGCATGGATATGGAGTGATCCATCGTGGCAACAACATCAACCTTTCCTACTATCAGGCAGGTGTTGTATTCAGGAGAGAACATCCAAACATTCACAGCAGGCGAGGCACTCACAGCCGGACAGGTCGTAGGTATGGCCGCATCGGGCGCATCCATGACCGTAGTTGCAATGAACGACACCGCAGATGAATTTCCAATTGGGGTTGTTCTGTACGGTGTAGCTTCAGGCGGAGATGCGGCAGTTGCAATGGAAGGATGTATTTGTTATGTTTGCGAGGGTTCTGGTAGTACAATAGACGCCGGGGATCTCGTACAATGTGACGCAGCAGATGCAACCGTTACAGGCTGTGTAGATCAGTTTGCACCTCGTGCTGTACTTAGTGCGGTACTATTGGATGCAGTTGATGATACTACCGAAGATGCACATACAAAAGTTGTAGGTGTGGCCGTGGATGACATTGCAGCTAATAGCACAGGAAGAATAATGATCCAGCCATATTTGAGTCTGTGGTCTGATCACACGGTGGTGTAATTATGGCTGCAACAGCAACATTCCCAACCATAAGAAATGTTTTACATTCTGGAGATAACATCCAAGGATTCACAGCAGGAGAAGCTATCACAGCCGGTCAAGTGGTCGGTATAGCTGCAACTGGTGTGGCTATGACTGTAATTGGATGCAACAACACAGCTGAAGAAATACCGTTCGGTGTTGCATTATACGATGCCGCATCAGGCGCAGAAGTCTCCGTAGCTTTGTCTGGATGTATTGTATATGTCGCAGAAGGCGGCGGTAATGTCATAGATGCAGGTGATTATGTCCAAAGTTCGGCTGCTGATGGTATCAATGGATGTGTCGAAGATTTTGCACCCCGTGCCGATCTTGCTTCAGGAACACTGGATGTCACTAATGATACTGCAATCGATGAAACCACATATATCATAGGTATTGCATTAGACGATTTCAGCGCAAATCTGACCGGTCGAATAATGATAAAACCCATGGTATGTCTGTGGTCTGACCACGCGGTGGTGTGATAATGGCAACTACAACAACATTCCCAACTATCAGAAATGTTTTATATTCTGGTAAAAATCTACAGCAATTCACTGCCGGTGAAGATTTGAAAGCCGGTAAAGTTGTTGGTATGGCTGCAACCGGTGTCTCTATGACCGTGGTAGCCATGAATAATACTGCTGGCGAAATCCCAATCGGGGTTGCATTGTATGATACAGATTCAGGCGATGAATGCACAGTTGCATGCACCGGTTGTATTTGTTATCTTGCTGATGGTGCGGGCGCAGGTTTTGAAGCAGGTCAATTAGTCCAGTCAGACACTGCCGATGGAACCGTTACCGGGTGTATTGCAGAATTCACACCACGTGCCGACCAGACCGCAACGATCAGCGATGCAAACGACACGCATCAAGATGGCACTACCTATGTTGTGGGTATTTCACTTGATGCATTTACCGCAAACTTGACAGGAAGGGTTTTAGTAATCCCATATGTCAGCCTGTGGTCCGACCATGCAGCAGTAACATAAAGAGGAAAATCATGAAAGATATAAACGTAAGTCCAATGGCGCATCGACCAGTCGATGCCAGGCACGACAGGCAGGTTCAGATACTTTCTGGCCTCCTTGAAGTTGCCAGAATAGATCACGCGGGTGACCGGCTGGGAAGTCGGGACCGCAGAAATATAGTAAAAGCCCTCCCGGCAGAACTCGGTGTGTCAGCGATAGACGATTTCATGTCTAACGATCAGACCGCACCAAGGCACAGAGCATCAGAACTGCTTTTGACTGAAGCAATAGAATCTACTTCCATTATACAGGAACAGGTTCTTAGAACAGTTATCGCAGGTGCAGAAAAGTTCCAAATAATCAGGGATGCAGGCGTGGCTTGGTATCCGACGACATCAAATGCGCTCCGTGTACCTCTCGGCGAATCACAGAGAAACGCTGATGTTGTGGCAGAAGGTGCAGAGATACCTGACAGAACCCAGGACTATGATAAGCGAGATTTCACGATCCAGAAATACGGCGTAAAACCACGTATCTCATTTGAAATGGTAGAGGATGGTCTTGTGGATGTAGTCTCAGAAGAGATCTTCTATGCTGGTGCGGCTGTTGAAAATAAACTCAACTACGATGCACTTACAGCAATGGCAACAAACGCCGGCAACCTGACATTAGGTGCAGGCAGTGCCACGGGTGGAACTGGCTTGACTTTTCTGAGGGAAGCCAAAGCCATGCTAAAAACCGCCGGGTTCACTGCTGACACTATGATTATGTGCGGTGAGTTCGAAGATGATCTGATGGTTAATAATAACCTTGCCTATGCTACATATGCAGGCGGCGCAGAAGTCATCAGAAACGGTACACTTCCAGCATCACTACTCGGTATGAAGTGGTATACAACTAATAATGGCAGTACCACTGTGGACGGGACAAACGACTGGGGCTATGCAAACGATGATGAAGTTGGCGCAATAGTCATGGAAGCAAAGCGAGCTTGTGGTGTGGCAATGAGACGGGATAGGACAGTTAAGAAATTTGACGATATCGTCAGAGAACTTAATACTATCACTGTTACCATGCGGTGTGATGTCAATTACCTGCATGCAAACGCACTTTGCAACGTTGAATACGATACAGCAGCGTGAGCACAAGAACTGAATATTAAGGACGGGGGGCCTATCCCCCCTTTTATATTTTTATGCTAACCAGCCGGACGGAAAAGGAACTTTCAGGAGAATTTCAACGCCAGCGATGCAGAGCGTTAAAAGATTCATCCACAGTTCCAGCAACCGGTTTATATTCACTTGCTGATCTTGATGTAGGCGTGGAAGGCCAGGGCGTCAATGATCCAGATACATACTTATTAGATTCACAACCCGTAGATAATGAAACTCCTAGCAAAGGTAACGCAATAGATATTAGAAATTTACCTGGACACGATTAAGATGTTTACTAAGAAGCAAAAAGCTGACACACCAAAGGCAAAACCTAAGCCGAAACCAAAGGCAAAAAAATCCAAACCATTTAAGCAGGAATTACTAGCACGTAAACATGAAACAGGCCGGATACCATCTAATATTAAACCTGTTGAGTACAAACCTGATGCACCAGTAGAGAAGAAGAGAATCTATCCCAATCGTGCAGCCCACCCAGAATACCAATCAATTGACTTACCGGCAGGCGCAACCAGCGCACTCATGAAACAACATGAGATTAATGAAGAGTTACTCCGGGCACTAATCGATATACAGATCGCAGGATTATCCAAAGTAGCCAAAAAAGAAATGATGGAAAAATACAAACATTTGATCTGAGGTGATTTTGATGGTTGGCCAGTGGTTTGATCGTGTGAAAAGTTACATGGATTTCGTTCATGAAGGATTTGTGAACGTAACAGATGTATGCGTCGGTTCCAATAATGCAATAGGTGCAGGTCCTTTCGTGATTCTGTCAAACTGTACCGCGGTTCAACCATCGTCCGGAGTACAGATGGAAGCTGTATCCACCAGCGCAGACGATACGCTTTTGGGGTCAGGTATCCAAAAACTTAAAATTGAATATTTCACAGAATCCCCTTGGGAATATCATACCGAAGTTGTTGAAATGGACGGTGTAACACCTGTTAATACCGTGGCCACTGACATATATCGCATCCATAAGGCATACGCTGTTAAAGGTAATCCTGCTGCGGGTACAGTCACACTGAAATCCACAGACGCAGTGACACTATATGCACAGATTGACCAGTATACAGCATTTTTCCAACGTGCTATATTCTATGTGCAAACCGGATATCAGGCCATAGTCACTGATATAATCCTGGGATGTTCGACCAACGGTGGCGTTAAGTGGCGCCTATTCAAATCACAGGAAGACGAGGATACAGGTGATGTGGTCACACGAGGCCGGTTGAGTGTAAGCGTGGCAGATGCAGCAATGCATATTCCTCTGAAAGTACCTGTGAAAGTTCTAAATCCAAACGGCAAAAGAATCGCAATAGGGCTGGCAGTACAAGGTGCTGTTGCTAATCAGGAAGGCATTGGAACGATTCGGGGATACTGTAAAGTGATAGGTACATAATCATGACAGGCAAATCTATTCCAACGAAGGCAAACTGGGGGCGACTTAAGCCATATTACAAGAAGTTGATTTCCACTTGTATGATATTAGTAGGTTCGTTTCTGATAGTCGAACATATCTGGACATTTGGCCGGACGGATCTCTTGGATATACTAGGACATGAAAGCTATGGCATACTTATGATTATCATAGCGTTTCTTATGATGACTGATTGGGGACAGTGGAAATCGTTAGGATTGAAAGACCCCAGGAAATGGATAAGATGAAATTACTCATATTTTTGGTAGTGGTTTTATGTTTGGTGGGGTCGGCGTCTGCGGCTACTTATTACGTTGCTACAGATGGAAACAATAGTGATCCTGGAACAATAGGTGAACCGTGGTTGACATTAGTTTATGCCGAGTCTCAGCTTTCTGAAGGGGACACACTTTATATTAGGGGTGGCAAATATACAGACAATACTGTAACAATAGACGTCGATAGCGTCACTTTTAAAAATTATGCGGATGAAACGCCGATATTAGATGGCGATTATATCAGGCCATCTGGTGATCCTAATGAGTGGGGAAACTTAATTTTGGTAACCGGAGATAATGTTGTTCTTGATGGTCTAACGGTTACTGAAGCGGCAGGGAATGGAATTCATATATATACCGCCACAAATTCAACAATTAAGAATTGCGAGGTGTATGAATGTCAGAGAAAATGTGTTTTGTGGAAATATTCAAACCATTCATTATTGGAAGATTCATATATTCATAATGGTGCACATAGATATATAACCCATCCAGAGGAGCCTGTAAATCCTTCAACTGTTTCAGTTAGATATAGTGATAATATCACAATGCGTAGAACTATAATGTCAGACTCTTACTATGAAGGCGTAAACCTTGATAATGAAGCAGCTGATGTAACAGTTGAAGACTGTGAAATGTATGGTAGCAGTCACCATCAATTGTATATGGTGTGCGCCGTAAATTCTATTATCAAGAATAATTTGATTTATGGGACTGAGAATGGTTCTGGCTCAGGCATATGGATGGCAAACGAACCAGATAATTGTAATCAAGATTTCAATGTGCATCACAAAATATATGGTAATTTGGTTGCCAATACTTCATCTAATTTGTGGATTGGTGGGGCTACAGATCGGGCAGTTTATGGTGTAGAAGTGTATGGAAACACCTTTGTTGAATCTACACAAGCGAGTGCACCGAGAAACGTACATATTAGCGCAACCACAGGCGACGGGCATATATTTAAAAATAATATTATTTTGCAGACAGATGGAGAAATTGCGTATGCGTTATCGGGAAAAGCAACATGGGATTATAATCTTTGGTCTAAGACTCCAGATGTAGATTGTCAAGGTGCTAATGATCCTACATATGCCGACCCACAGCTATTTAAATCAACAGGCTGGACAAGTCTAACTGGTGGGGAACTAGACGGCTCAGAGTTTACATTAAACTCAACATCCCCCGCTATAGATGTCGGCACAGATTTAGGCAGCCCATATAACATGGGTGTTGCATCGATATCTACATGGGTAGAT